AAACGATGCTCTTCGGAAGTTAACCGAGGTGGTTGAAAGGGATTTTGGGTAAAAATAACGGCAAGGTTGCACTGTAACAGTTTTTCTTACTAACTTTGCAAGAACTAAAACTCAATATTAGATGTCATTTTTTCACGGAGTAGAGACATTCAACGAAGCGACTGGAACTACTCCAGTTAATCAAGTTGACACAGCGGTAATTGGTTTGGTAGGTATCTTCCCTAAGGGAGATGTAAACCAACTGGTTCTATGCAACTCGATTCAAGATACGGATCAGTTTGGTGACATTAAGTACCCAATGCAGGGTAATGAGTCACTTCGCAGGATTTACAATGAAGACCCAGGAGCGAAGGTATTGGTTGTAAATGTTTACGATCCATCTACTACTTCGGATGAGATAACCGAAGAAGCTATCACAATCACGAACGGTAAAGCTCAACTAGCAAACGTTGTTCTAACCGAAGCTGGTTCGGTTGTAGTTGAGGGTGGTTCACCTTGGGCTACGTTTGTTGAAGGAACGGATTATACTGTTTCTGATTTAGGTGTTGTAACCATCATCCCATCTGGAGATATTTCAGAGGGAGATACTGTTTACGTGAGTTACTTCACGTTTGATATTTCTAGTTTGGCGGCTTCTGACTTTGTTGGAACTACTTCTCCATCGCGCACTGGATTCAAACTCTTTACAGAGGCTTACGATACATTTGGTCTTGCACCTAAAATCTTCGCTTGCCCTGGTTACTCTGCCTTAGATGCAGTAGCTAATGAGATGGAAACTCAGAGTGATGCTTTCCGCGCTCGTTGCGTAGTTGACGAGGAAGAATCTGATACGCGCACTGAGCTTATTGCAAATAGAACCACAGCAGGGAAAAGTTCTGCTACCACTTCTACTAGAGTAATTCCATGTGGGCCGTGGCAGAAGGATTACAACTACCTAGACGCTCTTGAGGTTTATCCTTACTCAATGTTCCTAGTTGGGGCTATGAGTAAAAATGCCCGTTCTAACGGTTATTGGGTATCTCCATCGAATAAAGTTTTGAAAGGTGTGGTTGCTCCTGAGTACCCTATGTTGGGAACAGGGCCGAATGATCCAACTGCTGATGTTCAACTATTGAACGCTGCTGGAATCACTTCGGTAGTTAAGGTTGGTGGATCTTACCGAACTTACGGAAACCGTAGCGCGGCTTACCCTACTTCAACAGCTCCTGAGAACTTTATTGCAATCCAGTGGGTAGATGATATTGTAAGCGATTCAATTGAGAACGCGATGATTCAGTTCATTGACTCCCCATTGAGCCAAGCTACAATTGATGCTATCAGAGGAACTGCAAACGGTTTCATTGATACATTGATTCAGAGAGGCGCGTTACTAATCGGCTCTGAGGTTTATTACGATTCTGCTGACAACTCCGCTTTGGAATTGGCTGCTGGTCACGTTACATTCCGAAGAAACTACGCTAGTCCTACTCCAGCAGAGCGTATCACATTCATTTCAACATTCAACATTAACCTACTAGCTCAACTTAGCTAAACGACATGGCAACAACTCGGAAGAAAATATCAAACGCGAACGTCTATGTGAATGGCTCATCGCTATTAGGCAAGGTGTCTGAGGCTACTATGCCTGACATCAGCATTAAGCAAATCGACCATGCTCCATTAGGTCAGCATGGTGTGACTTCGCTTCCTGTTGGTTTCGATAAGCTAGAGATGACCTTGAAGTGGACATCGTTCTACAGCGAAGTGATCGCGGTTATGGCTGATGGTTACACTGGAATCAACGGACAGCTTCGTTCTTCTCAGGAAACATACGATGCGTCAGGTAGCAGAAGTGCAGAAGAGAGCTTTGTTTACTTCTTCAGAGGTAGACCAACCAATCTTCCTACTGGCTCATTCAAGCAGCACGAGAACGCTGAAGGAGAGACTAAGGTAGCCTTGGATTACTTGAAGCTGGAAATCGCAGGGGCAACTCAATTCGAGATTGACGTAATCAATAACAAATACGTTGTAAATGGAGTAGATAAGTTAGCTACGTTTAGAGCAAACTTGGGGATATAGTAGCGGAGCATCGGGTTCTGCTATCTGAATTAGCCTGTCACTTTATTGTTGATAGGCTTTTTCTTTTCATCATATACCGAAACTTATTATTACATTAGCAGCATGAATAAGAAAACCGAAACAGT